GCACGAGAGCCTAACTTAATACCTTGAGGATTAAACTCCCTGAATTGCTCAACGCTCAATGAGTGCGTGATGAACAGAGTCGGTTGCCCTACAAGGAAACAAGACTCTTCATAGTCTGCTGAGTTCCTGAAATGAGCCAGATTGACCTCTGCGATATCTGACAAAGGAGCGTCATCGATAGTCGAATCGTTATTTTTCGATCCGATAAACATCAGAGGGATTTCCTGCCAGTTTGATCCATCCGCACGTTTTGGATAAAACTCAGCCGTGAATGGCTCTTCCTCGCGGTAAATCTGTTGAGTATATCCGTCATCTTTCAATCTCAGGACTCGATACTGAACCTTCTTGCTGTGGTCAAATTCGTCCAAAGGCTCTAGGTAATCTTCTGCAATCGTACAAGCTACGAGTTTTCTTTGGCCGTCAACGACATCTGACTTCCAGTTGATAATCTGTTCAGCAGTATATGGAATGATAGACGCACGTAGATTCATTCTGCGTACATCTTCGATCGTTACGTTTTCATCGGTCTGTGGATAATCTACTAACAGGATTGATCGTCCGGTTTCCAGAAGGTTGGATAGCTCGTCTTTTGCCAGTTGTGTCAGACTTAATCCATCTCCGGTTGCATCATCGATCAGATAATCCAGCTCATCAGATAATTCGATAATGGGGTCTTTTCGAAATGCCGCTCCGACTAAAGCGTTTTTCGTTCGTCCGGTAAAGTTAGTAAACAAGGCTCGTTTCATATACTGGCGGTAACGAACGGTTTCCGTACCCTTCCGATCATCACCGGAGTCATTATCTGGAACTGGAAGGTATTGATGTTTCTTCGCCTTGATAGCGACTGAGCCGCGAACAGCGTCACGGGTCTGCGTCCAAATCGGTAAATACTTGGAATAATCTGGATGTTGGGTGCTTACTGGCATGGCTTAACCCTTTGAGACGTTTGGAATATTGTATCCCCAACCATAATCATACCGCAAAAGCAAAATCGATATCTGCAACACGTTTCCGAATCGGAAATGTGAATGCAATCGGGTACGTAGTCGCGTCATTCTGGTGATCGTGACCACTCGATTTATCTGGTTCGCCGTTTTTATACGTCTGTTGCTCTAAGCAATCAGCAGTATTCGGACAGGTTATCGGATTTATTTTCACGTTTCCATGCTCTAATGCGGCATTCATGGCGGCGACTCGATCCTTGATTCGCGGATTTGCTTTGTTTGCCCGTACAGTAAATCCAGCCTGCTCCAACAGAGCGAGGTCAGAAATACTAGCGTTTACGGTCTTGGTTGCCGCACCACTCGCATCAGGATAGATGTAAATCGCATGGCCTTTCGACTGCCAACGATCCTGAATCTCTTCGATCATACGTGGCGTATCCCGCATCTTCGATAACTCAGCAACTCCATGCCAGATACCTTGTCGTTGCACAAAGACGGTAGCGGCCTGATTCATTACGTTGAAGTCACATCCGATGTATAATGGTTCTCCGGCACGAACAGTTTCATCGCTACGGCATACTTTACGATCATAGGATGAGTAAACCGTACCGGATTGCAGGTTGACGAATTGTCCGTACAGGTAAGCATCCAAAAGATTGGACGGGTACATCTGTCTCAGAGAGTCGATGTAGTCATCAGGAAGATAGGGGTTTGATTCTGTCGGAGCTTGGATAATTTCATATCCGGTTTTCGGGTTCTGCTTCCAAGTCTGGTAAACAAATCTGAACCCTTCAGGCGTGGTAGTCGTCCCGATACTATTTTGCGAGCCGTCCGGTTTGTATTGACGATTACGGGCTAGGATCATTCTCCATACGTCAGCGGCATCTTCTAGTTTCAAAGTGTCTAATTCGTCCACATCAGCATCACAATGCTCATAACCAATGATCCGAGACGGATTTTCCATACTACGAAACAGTATTTCGCCTATCCCTTCGATAATGATCCGGTTCAAAGGAGATTTTTGTAATTTATAAGCGATACCCAGTTTTTCGAGTATCGTTTCAAACCTCGGCCAAGCAATGACACGTATCAAGTCAAAAGTCGGAGCATAAAACCCACGTACAGGCCAAAACTTTTCGCCATTTTTTCCGGTATAACAAGAATTAGCCGTATTGATTAAGCCAAAAATAGACCTGAAGACAGCCGCCTCAGTCTTACCAGCTCCAAAGCCAGCAACCATCGCCGGATACTTACAATTAGCCTCAATATACTCAATTTGCGGTTCAGTTAGCTCTATATGCACCAATCAATCCTATCGCGTTTATCGACTCGGTGGCAAATGACTATTTATAAACATATTTGTTTAGCCCTTTTAGTGTCCCAGATTTTTCGAGGCGGGTAAAAGCCACTTGTCTGGGCGCTGTTATTGGTGGAAGTCTGGCGGCGCGGCTGATCGATTGGGGGGATGACCCTAGCCCAGTAATGGCGCGGCTTCGAGCGATTCGGCCCGCTCAATCCTGCCCGCCCTCGATCCGGTCTGGCTCTGGCGTGATGTCCCGCTCCGGTCTCCCTTGCGCGGGTGAATATTGAATGCTGATGGTCTGTCGCTCTTGCTCTGGCTGACTCTCGACCCAACCGCCCAAAGTCTTCAACGCAAAAATTTGCGCTAGGACATTATTTTTCTCGGTGGCGTTTTTGATTAGCGATTCGGCCACTCTCGACACCACAGCGGCCCGCCCCTTTTTGAGCGCGAGATCAACAGATTCGTTAGTCCTCTTAATCCTTCGAAACGTGTCCGCGCTAATCCCAAGTACCGCCGCAATCTGAGCCTGATTGAGATATTGAGCGAGTCTCTCAACCTGTGCGACTTCTTCGGGTTTTAGATCGACTGTTGGGCGGCCTGTTTTATAGCCTTCTGGTTTAGTGTTTTTTGGCATTGTTTAGCCCCTAGCTAACGAATGATTACGAGAGCATATCAGAGGCTTACAGAGAGAGGCTAGGAGAGACGTTCAAGAAATAGGAATGCCCTTATTTACCTTTGCCTGAGATCGTTTGTTTAGTGGCATTCTAGGCAGCTTTATGAACACGCCTTGATCTGTGGATAAAAAACGCTCTCTGGTATTAGCTTTTGACGGGCAAAAAAAAGCCCCACGGATGGCCGCAGGGCTTCGCTTATTGATTGATTATCAACTGGCCTTTAAAAGCTCGTTAAGTTTCTCTAATTGATCGAGTCCGGCATACCTTGCCTGATGGCAAACGTGCGAGAAGTCCCAAGAATCGAGCGCAGGAACACTCGTTCCGTAAATCTTGCCGCCGGTAAACGTCAGGCCGTCTATCATCAATACAACGGATGAAGCCGTGCCGAGCCAAACCGGATCGACATAAGCTCGGACGTTTAGAGTCATTAGATTTAAATCGCCCGCCCGCCACTGCTGAAAGCATGGAAGAATCGAGCGATTGATCCACTCCCGCTCTTGCTCGTTGGTGGCTTGAAAAACCGTAGTTTCAAAATGCCAATTTTCTGGCCCTTCAGTCTGAAACCTCTCGATTATTGTCCGGTTGTATTCGGGCTGATCAAACGGCATCGGATGTGCTTTAACTTTCATCTTCGATGTCTCCGATAAATAGTCCGAGTTCTTCCCACTCACCCTCACTGTACTCTTCTCCGGTTTTTTCATTAAGAAATGAAACCGCTTCTTCGGCTGTGTCGAAAGTTGCGACATCCGAATCCTCGCCACCCTCCAAAACCCACTCAGGTTCGTTCAACATAATTCCGTGTGGATATTGGAAAATTCCAAGTTTTGTTTCTTGTCTATTCATTTTATTTACTCCCTTCATCTAGTTTTAAACTCACCTCTAAAGGCTTGGTGATGATCGACACAAAAGCGCATCCCGTCATCCAAACCGCCAAAGGCAACAGCCAATCGAACGCCCCCATCAGAAGGCAAGCAACCAGAAAACCCAAGCCGGAGACAGAAGCGAAACCGGCGATTAAATGGATATATTTTTTCATTTCAAACCCTCTTAATTGAACCAACGTGACGCGATGCCACGGCCTAAGATTTTGCGGAGATGCTTTCTCATTGTGTCGCCGTCAACCCACCAGTAATCCGTGGCGTAGCGTTCCAAATATTCGCGCTCGTGACTCCAGATCGCAGAGGCCAGAACAGCGCACGCCGCCGCCCTGTATTCCATTGGCCAGTATTGACCCGTGCAATATTCGATGCCCGAATCTGTGAACGTGAGGCGGCCACTAAAGGCCATTTCCGAGGCTTCTTTGATGTGATGTTCAATGTACACCCCTGAATCCTGAAGCCCTGAAAGATACGCCCGCATCTTACGGAAGTCCTGAAGCTGTCGCGTGATCTTCGATTGATCTTGGCGCATCCAATAAGTGTCGCCGTAGTTGGCCCACTCAAGCCGTGGGCGCTGATTTACGAACTCGGTTAATTGCTGAAGTAATGACATTTTTTTGATCCCCTCAAAAGTTAGAAAAATGCGTCAAAACGTAATCGATTTGTTCGCAGTAATGCTCGAAAACATCACTCAAAAAATCGGCCTCAGTGTCAAATCCCGAACGGTACTCTGAATCGTAACGTAAGACCGTCTCACGTTCTGTGAGCGTGTTTTTGATACTGACGCAAGTATCGAGCGTTCCATCATCAAAGATGGAGACCTCGCACAATATGCCGTAAGTTTTCACTTCCATTTTAAAGCCCCCATTTGTCGCGGCAGATCGGGCCAATGCCATCTTCTACCGATTTGTGATTAGTCAACTCACGCCCACAACATGAGCATTGCCCAGTGACCCGCCCGTGATTGAGAGCGGCCTCCAATGGATTCAGCGCGACAGACTCAACCGCCGCCGCTTGGTCATTGGTGCAAGCCTTAGAGCGCACGAACTCGCCCGATGGCGTGATCTTCCCAAGGTACGTCCGATCCTCCCAATGACCCTCGGCATCGGTGACGTAAAGACAGCCCTCGTTACGCGAGCCTTCTTTGGCCTCACTGATCCGCAGACCTTCAGCCCTGAGAATCGGCTTGGCCTTCTGAGCGGCTTTCGCATTAGCGAAAAGTCCGAACAGCTCGACAAACTTCTCAGACACCGCGCACGGGGTTAGCTCCCGCGCTTTCTGTTCGGCTTTCGCGGTCTGACGCTCAACGGCTTTCTGATGCCACCGCATGACCATCTCAAGCTGTTTCCCGCTCCACGGCTTAGAGTTTCGGAACTGATCGATCAGGCTCTGGGCAACCTCGTTGTTCATCCAGAAAGGAACGTAGCGGGTAACGTCAATCAACCAACCGGAGGCGGCCCGCTGTTCGTCAGTCAACGCAAAATGCCAATCCGCAAACGCTGATATTTTGGCCTCTTGCTCGGCGGCTTTCTTCTGGGCTGTGCGCTTTTTCGCTTTGGCCCGAGCTTCGGGACTGGTTTTAAATGACCGCTTGCCCGCGCCGTTACACTTAAAACACTCACCAACCACTCGGCCCGTGTATGAATGAAAGCGGCCCGTACCGTTACAGGCCGTGCATTTCTCCACGTACTCTTTGACCGTCTCAGCGTCAGCGCCTGCCATCATCGCGTGGCTCGCGTTAGCGAACTCGGAAGGCTTGGCCGCTAAGTCATCGGCCAACTCTGGAATACCCGCAAACGGGTCTTGATTGTGTGCGCTCATTTCTCTTTCTCCATCATTTCAACTTCTTCTCTGTAAAGCGATTCGACACGCTCTGATAGCTCAATAAACTTCAAGTGATAGCCCTGATAATGATCGAAGTTATATCCCATGTTGTCGATCAGTCTGCGCTTCGCCCATTCGATCTGCTCGGCGTTGTAAACCTTATATCCGTAGGCCGGATCGTGTGTCTTAGAAAGCAAGACCAAGTCCTTCGCGTTAACCTGCAAAGTGCGCTCGGCCTCGAGTGGCTTGCGATAAGCCCACAACTCAATTGCAACTATTTGCTTCATTTCTCACCCCCAGAAAAAGCCCAAACGAAAGGAACGGAAAGCACCGCGCCGAGGCTGAAGGCAAAAGCCCCAACCAAAACGGCGGCGGTGTCACCAATAAAAAAGCCCCACAGCATCAAGCCGAGAGGAGCAACTAAAGAGGCGGTAAAAATTACCGCTAAAGTCAAAGCCAATTTCATTTCCAAACCCCCTCGGACGGCTTACGCCGCCCCCTCTTCAAGTTCCGCCATGCGGCGGGCTGTTTCGATGACTTCTTGGATGCCGTACTCGCAACCGTTCCGAACAATCATTGAGAAAATGCGCGGCATAGACTCGCCGCCGTAAGTGCCTTTTTGATATCTAGTATTGGAAAACACTGATCCAGTTTTACA